TGAATTAGAACATATTGAGCGCGTTTATGAACTCTATCATGAACTTGGCGGTAATGGTAGCGGAACGCGCATGATGGAAGATTTAAGAAAATTACCAAGGCAGATGGACAAGACTAATTAACTATTGCTATTGGATTTTCATTAGTAATAGATACAGTGGGGATACTCTAAGCGGTATAACCATTTTTATATGTGGGGATAGCCATGCGCTATAACCAAGGGAGGAAGATTATGGAAGAAAATACAAATGTTGATGTTCAGCCAACAGAATCTGAACAAAACGAAAATGGTAAAACTTATTCTCAAGAAGAGTTTGATAAGGCATTAGAAAGCGCGGTAGATAAGCGCATTCAGCAAGCTATGGAGAAGGCACAGAGGAAAGCAGATGCACGAGTTAAAGAGGCTGAGAAGCTGGCTAAAATGAGTGAAGAGCAGAAGTTTCAGTATGAGCTAGACCAAAGAGAAAGGGCCATAGCAGAAAAGGAACAGGCACTAGCATTAGCGGAGAACAAGGCCGAGGCCGCAAAGGTGCTAGCAGATAAAGGCATTTCTGTAAAACTTGTTGATTTTGTTCTTGCCGCAGATGCAGATACTATGATGCATAACATTTCACTCTTGGAGAAAGAGTTTAAGGCAAGCGTTAAGGCAGAGGTTGAGCGGAGACTACAAACAAGCACTCCAAAGAAAAACCTTCCACCAGATGGAATTATTACCAAAGAAACGTTCAGCAAGATGAAATTATCAGAACAAGCTGAACTATTTAGAACAAATCCAGACTTATATAACAGTTTGGTAAGAAAGTAAATTATGGAGGTTATTAATTATGGCTTTACAGTTAATTCCTAATGAAGTAATTGAAGCAAAAATTACAGATATTGCTAATAGCAATTTAGATATGCGCGGTTTATTTACTGTTGATAACAGTTTAGCTCAGAGTGCAGGAATGATTAAGCGCGTATACAAGTACACATACAGCGGAACAGTTGAACAGTTAGCAAAAGGCGCTAAGAATACGGTTAAAGGCGCAGTTGCTCTTACCAATGTTCCATACACAGTTAAGAGATACCAACAGACCTATGCATACAATGATATGGATGCTATGGAAGACCCAAATATCGTAAACGTTCTTGCTGATGGAGCAGGAAAGACCATGGCCAATGAAGTTAGAAGTGAATACTTTGCAGAACTTGCCAAGATTTCTAATACATTTGATGCTACTACTTATACTTCCCTTTATGAAGCAGTTGTTGATGCAGTCGCAGCTCTTCCAAAAGCAGCTGAGATGGATATCACAGATTTATTCATCGTAATGGGAGCAGATGCGCGTGCTATGGTTCGTAAAGACCCGCTCTTTGAAGCAGCAAGACAAGGAGACATTCTTTATTCTGGCCAGTTCGGATGAATTGCCGGTATCCCTTGTGTATTCTCTAACCTTGTTCCTGCTAAGACAGTTTATCTTACAGAAAAAGATGCAATTACTTACTTTGTTAAGCGTGAAGGCACTGTTGAACAGGATAGAGATATCGAAAGCAAAGATAATACGGTTGTTTATGAGCGCCATGGTTTAGTTGCTCTTACAAACGATACAAGAAGTTCCATTATCACAATTAAGTAGTTAAAGTAGGAGGTTGGATATGACTATTCAAGAAAAATTAGCGTTATTATATCCAGCCATAGAAAACAATGTGATTGAGCTTGTTTTCGCGCAAGCTCAATCTTTTGTGTTGGATTATTGTAATTTAGATGAAATCCCTTCTGGTTTAGAAAGTGTTCTGTTTGATATGTGCAAGCAGGATATCAATAAACTTCTATCAGAAGGATTTGCGAGTGAAAGCGCTGGTGGCTCTTCCATCTCTTACGAGACAGACTATACAAATACGGTTTATAAGAGATTAAAGAAGCATAAGAGATTAAAAACTCTTTAGGAGTTCTGCTTATGTATTTAGGAAGAATGAAAAAATATCAGATTGAAAAGCCAGAAGAAGTTTTAGATTCGTATAACCATAGAAGAGTAAAGTACATTGATGCAGGAGAAGCATCAGTTGAAATAGTGGTTCAAGACAGGACAAACATACAGAACAATGATTTAGTTACCTACAAAACAACAATGGTTGGTTACACCAAGAGTAATGAAATTGATAAAGGTTGAAGAATTGGAGGTAAATACATTGTTCAATCTACTGTTCCGCACAGAACTGCTAATATCCTTTACTTGGAGGAAATACAGAATGGCAAGTAATGAAGTTGCCGATAATTTGCGCAAGGTGCGCAATGATTTAAAATCTTTACTGGCTAAAGCAATGAATAATGCGTGTGCGGTAGTGCGCAATGATGCAATTCAGAATGCGCCTCATGGAACTGGAGCGCTTCAGCGTTCTATTGATTTTCAAGTTTCAGATGATGGAACAGAAGGTGTAATTTATTCTGATTTAGAGTATGCGCCTTATGTTGAAGTTGGAACTGGCATATATGCAACCAAAGGCCAGGGAAGAGATAAGCCATGAGTATATCCCTATTATGACCATGGTTCAGTGAACTTTGCGCGCACAGTAGGCCAGAGACCGCAGCCCTATTTAGAACCAGCGATTAGACAAAACACAACAAAAATAAGGGAATGCTTTGAAGGGTTATTAGAAAATGAAAAACTTTAATGCGATTTTAGAAGCTATTGAAGAAGCAACTGGCATAACTCCAGAAGCATTCAATAGCAATAACATACAAGAGCTTCCATGCATTTCATACACCTTGTATAGACAGTCAGATAATGCAGTAGTAGAGAATTGAAGGTTTCAAATCCGCATTACCGCAGAAAGTTTGGCAGAGTCTATGGAGATTGAAGCAACTATTGCTGATTTACTTTGCACTCTTGGAGATGAAGAGAAATTTGGCAAGTTGCGCATACAAGTTAATGGTGGTGGAACATTGGAAGATGAGAATACCGGATTATCACAATTATTAACTTATTATGATATTCAAGATTATAGTTAGGAGGATACATAATGTCAGATATTACATTAGGTTCTGGCCGTATTTATATTGTCGAGTACACAGGCCAAGCAATTCCAGCAGATGATGTAATTGAAGTTGCAGCTAATCAGTTTGGATTTACCAAAGGTGGCGCTACACTTTCATATGAAACAGAATTCACAGAAATTTCTGATGATTGCGGAGATGTAAAAGAAAATTTCCTAAGCAGTGATAAGGCTACTTTCAAATGCGGTGCGTTCATGGGAGCGCCTGAAGATATCGTTAAGATTTGTCCAACTGCTACTTCAACAACTACTGATGGTGTTACCACAGTTAAAATTGGTGGTGTTGGCAATGACAACAACAAGAAATGGTTAGTGCGCTTCAAGCACATTACCAAGGATTTACGCTTAACTCTTGTTGGTAAGAATACAGATGGATTTGAATTAGCTTTTAGCGCAGATGATGCAGTAACACTTGAACCTACATTCACAGCAAGCGCTATGGATAGCAATGGAGTATTAGCACAGATTAAAGTTGGTGCTTAGTTTTAATGGGAAGTGCTAAAATGCACTTCCCTATTTTTTGTTAATAGGGAGGAAATTAAAATGTTAGATTTAAGTGCATTAAATGATAAATGTTATGAAATCAAATTGCTTGATGGTACAGAACTTCAGTTAGGGAGACCTACACAGGCTATGACAGAGTTTATTGCGCAAATGCAGAAGATTGCAAAAGCTGGAGATGAGCTTGAGACCATTCGCGCTTTAAGTTCTCTTTTTGCGCGGATTCTTAATAAGAATAAGAATGGTATTAAGTTTAAGGCTGAAGAATTAGCTGAAGTATATGATACCCAAGTAATTAGATATGTTATAGAAGATTACTTTGACTTCTGGAATAAGGATGTATTAGAAAACGTAGCTTTCCAACAAAACCAGTAGGAATAGATGAGAATAAGGATAATCCTTATTTTTCTACTGGTTTATATGCATATAGTCTAATCTATGAAAAGTTTGGAATTCCTATGGATAAATCCATAGAATTAGATATATTAACCTTCAACATGATTTTAAGAGATGCACTTATCATGAAATACAAGGAAACCGAGGAAGGAAGAAAATACTTAAAAGATTGTTGGAGGTATGAACAAACTGAACCAGATATGGAGGCTATTAAGAAAATTAATATCTCATCCTTGGAGGTAAAATAAATGTCAAATTTAGATTTAGGAACACTACAAGCGCACATAGCGCTTGATGGTGCTGAAGATTTTGATAAAGGCTTAGATAAAGCCGAAAGTAAATCTAAAAGTTTTGGTGAATGATTAAAAGGTGGCTTTACTGGCGCGGTACTTGGCGCAGGAAAGGCTCTTTTAAGTGTATCCGCAGCCGCTGCTGGCGCCACCATAGCAGGAGCTGCTGCAGGTTTTACCGCAATTACTAAGGCTTCTGTTGAAGCGTATTCTTCCACAGAACAACTTAAAGGTGGTATAGAAACTTTATTCGGTGATACTACTTCCAGCACTGTTATACGCAATGCTAATGAAGCGTTTTCTTCAATAGGTATTAGCGCCAATGAATACATGGAAAATGTGGCGAGCTTTTCCGCCTCATTAATTGCTTCTGTTGGCGGTGACACTGAAAAAGCGGCCAGTGTAGCAGATATGGCCATGAAAGATATGGCAGATAATGTAAGTATCTTTGGCTCAGATATGGAATCAGTCCAGAACGCTTACCAAGGTTTTGCCAAAGGCCAATACCAACTACTTGATAATCTTCATCTTGGTTATAACGGAACTAAAACTGAGATGGAAAGATTGCTGGCTGATGCAGGAAAGCTAACTGGTGTTAAATATGATATCAGTAATTTGAATGATGTATATGAAGCAATCCATGTTATCCAAAAGGAACAAGGCATTGCAGGAAACGCAGCCCGAGAAGCAAGCAAAACAATTGAAGGTTCTCTTAATTCTACCAAGGCGGCTTGAAGCAACTTGGTAGCAGGATTAGCAGACCCAGATGCGAGTTTAGGAACATTAATAGATAATCTGCTAACTTCAGTTGGGAATGTGGTAGATAATCTTGCGCCAGTGTTAACAAGAATCATTGATGGTATTAGTAGCGCTTTACCGCAGATTCTTGCAAAGGTTGAGGAAATGTTACCAGATATTTTAGGTGTGGTTGAATATATAATTACAGAGATTGCAATGCAATTACCAACTTTACTTAGTTCTCTTGGCAGCTCATTACAAACAATTCTTCCAGTGATTTTGGAAGCAATAACCGCGGTTCTACCCACGGTATTAGATGCACTAACAGCTTCATTTCCAATTATTTTAGACGCGCTTCTTGGTGCTTTACCTACAATAATTGATGGTTTAGTTGATGCGCTTCCTTCTATTATTGATGCGCTTGTTCAAGGAATAGTTGTTGGCTTGCCAGCACTTCTTGAAGGTGTTTACCAATTAACCGCAGGAGTTATAAGAGCATTACCGCAGATTATAGGTTCTATTGTGCGCGCCTTACCGGCATTGCTTAGAAACATTTGAAATGCAGTTCGTAATGGTAAGGCAAACCTTGCGCGCGCAGCCGGGGAGGCATTTAGAGGCTTATTACAAGGTTTTATAAATGCTTTACCAGAATTATTAAATTGGGTAGCTCAATTACCGGGGAAGATTGTAGGCGCTATTGGAGATTGAGCCGGAGGTTTACTTAATGAGGGTAAAGAGTTTATTGGTGGTTTCTTTAAAGGTGCAGAAGAAAAAGAAGCTGAGGAAATACCTAATTTACAAGAACTTGGAACCAATGCAGCCGACGCAGTAGGGGATTTAAGCGAAACTTTATATGAATCTGGAACCCAATTATTAGAAGGTTTAAGAAATGGTGAACAAGAAGTTTATCCAAGTGTTTATAAGGATTTAAGAGGAACAGGAAGAGAAAGCCAAAAATCAGTAGGTAAACTAAGCTCTACACTTAGTTCACAAGGTTCAGAATTGATTTCTGGTATGCGCGGAGCAGCTCAAAACGCTTGAGGCGCAACTACTTCATGGTTATCTACTGTTGGCTCAAGCGCAAATAATGCAGTAGGTTATCTTGGTTCTACATTATGGAGCAAAGGTTCAGACTTAATTAATGGTTTACATAATGCGGCTACTTCCGCCTTCTGGCAAGTAACTTCTTGGTTTAGTAACATTGGTAATTCAATTGCTAATGCAGTTGGTAACTTAGGCAGTACTTTATACAGTGCAGGACAATCTATAATTCAAGGCTTTTTAAATGGTTTAACTGCTAAGTATGCAGAGGTTCAAGGTTTTATTGGTGGTATTGGTGGCTGGATTGCTGGCCACAAAGGACCGAAAGAATACGACTTAAAACTCTTGGTTCCTAATGGTGGTTGGATTATGGAAGGTTTAAACCAAGGCTTAGAGAACGGCAAAGCAGATTTACAGAGAACATTAGCAGATATTGCTAATACGATATCTGGAACAGATTTCAGTGCTTCCGCTTCATTAGCCATTAATGGTAGCGCTTCTGCTTTGAACAATATTCCAGCAAATAATAACCAGACTTATAGTATTTACATTGATGGCGCAAGAGTTAATGATGATGCGCAAATTGAGAATAAAATGATTGAGCTTCTAACTTTAATGGCGAGAAAGGGGTTAATGTAATATGGCAGCACCAACAAAAACAACTAAGAATACTAAATTGCCAACAGTATCTAAAATTGCATGATGTACCGCAGCCGGAAAGAATATGGCAACAAAAATTTACACTGGTGAAGCAGGAGCATTTACAAGAATGGTGTGCTTTAAGCAGGATTCTAAAACATATCCCTTTCAGATTCAGTATGCGGTGCGCTCAAGATATACT